TTGTTTTAGATGCAGGCGGTTCAACCGACGCATTTAAACTTCCGCAAGGAAATACAGCACAAAGACCTACAGCGGCAACTGGTATGCTTAGATTCAATACGCAAACAGCGAAGTATGAGGCGTGTAATGACGGTTCAACTTACATTGAATTAGCAATGGCAGGCGACGTACCATCTATCTCAAAAGTTAGTGCAACTGGTGACGGTTCATCTACAGTTTTTGCTAGTTTCTTTGGCTCAGCGCCAGAGACAGTAAACAACGTCCTAGTTTACATTGATAACGTAATGCAAGAACCAACAGAAAACTACACAGTATCAAGTACAAACATTACATTTACTTCTGCTCCACATAGTGGTGCTAGAATATTTGCATTGACTGGATTTGATAACACGGCGTTAGCGACAAGTGGTGTTGCAAGAACTCAAACTTCTTCAGTATCATTTACGTCAACTGCAACTGTAATTGCATCATTTAATGCAACTTCATACAGATCAATGGAATGTTTTATTACATTGAGCGATGCAGGAAATACTGAATATGCAGTATCGAAAGCACTAGTTGTACATAATGGTACAACTGCATTCGGTTCAACGTATGGTGTAACAAACACTGGTTCTACTGACTTGGCAACAATAACTTTCAACTACAATTCAGGAACAGTTGAAGTTAAAGCATTGAGTACTGGAGGCGCACAAACAGCCTTAGTACAATATTCTTTACAAGCAGTATAATAGCATAATACAAGATTAGAAAGGCCCTGTAGAAATATAGGGCCTTTTTTAATGACTTTTTAATAGTACAACACAAATTCATTTAATTTTTGGTAAATATTAGTGTTAAACAATTATGTTTAACAGTTTAACAAAAAAGATTTGTTAAATTTTTAATAAACAATCATGTGGGAGACATGGAACCATGACAGCAAGAAACTTTAGAGTCAATAATGGTTTAGACGTTGGAGACGTATCAATTAGTGCATCAAATAATGCATTAACTGGTGTTGCAAGTTTAACTCTTGACAACACATCTGCTCCGAACGCCGACGCTAAATTGGCTAATAAAAAATACATCGATGATCAATTAACAGCAAAGGCTAGTATAATTTCTGGATCAAACAATGTAACAGTAAGTGGAACGAGTTGTACACTAGATATTGGTGGAACAGATCAACTTATTGCTACGGCAGGTCACGTTAGAATCACAGGTAACTTAACAGTTGACGGTACAGAAACTATCGTTAATACTGCAACATTATCAGTTGAAGATAATATGATCGAAATAAACAGAAATGTATCAGCGGCATCAGGTATGCCAACTTATTCAGGAATAAAAGCAAATAGAGGTGCAACAGGTGCCTCAACTGAAGAAGACCTTTTCTGGGTTTGGGACGAAGGATTTGCAGACGACGGTACAACTACTTTCGGTAATGCAGGTGGAGCCTGGACAGCATACAGATCAGACGACAACTTATCTAATAAAGATTTAGTGGACATTAGAGCAAATGTAGTACACGCACAAGCAACATCGGCGGCATACGCGGACGTTGGTGAGCGTTTCGAAGCAGACGCTCCTATGTCAGAAGGTGCAGTTATTACATTAGGCGGATCAGCAGAAATTACTGAAGTAAATTCAGAAATGTCTGATACAGTCTTTGGTGTAATTTCTACACGACCGGCTTATGCCATGAATGCATTAGCAGGTAACAGTGAATCACATCCATTTGTTGCAATGACAGGTAGAACTCCAGTAAGAGTATCTGGTCTTGTAAACAAAGGTGATAGATTAGTAAGTTCTCCAGTAAAAGGTACTGCAAGAGCGGTATCTGGATCTGATAACATTAATCCATTCCACGTAATCGGTAGAGCACTTGAGGCTAAAACTGAAGACGGAATTGGTTTGGTTAATGCAGTTGTAAGAACTAACAACTAATAATCAACACAAAACATTTAAAAGGGCGTCCTTCGGGTCGCCCTTTTTTTTATGGCGTATAAATACGTATACTGCTGTCAGTCGGCAATGTAAAGGAGACTGTGTAAGCAAATTGCTTACTAACATATTAAAGGAGACCTAGATATGGCTATAGGCCGTATATCTGGATCAGTACTAAAGTCAAATTTGACTAGAAGTGGTGTTGATCTGGCATTTGAAACAAACCTACTTTATCTTGACGTCACGAATTCTCGTGTAGGTATAGGAACTTCTGAACCATCAACAGCATTACAAGTAAACGGAACAATAACAGCAACCACAGTAACACCAACTAATTTAACAGTTGGGAGTACAACTGTTACAACTATTTTAGATGAAGATGCTATGGGTACTAATAGTGCCACAGCATTAGCAACACAACAATCAATCAAAGCATATGTAGATGCACAAGCACATTCAGTTACTGCAACTAGCACAACTACATTTACAAATAAAACTTTAACAAGTCCTGTATTAACAAGTCCTGTAATAAACACAGGTATTAGTGGCTCAGCAATTTTAGATGAAGATGCTATGGGTACTGATTCAGCAACTCAATTAGCAACACAACAATCAATCAAAGCATACGTTGACAGCCGACACACAAGTGGTACTGTAAATTTTTTAGATTCAGCAACAAATTATATGTCAGTTAGCAAAAGCAGTGATGATGCTGTTATTCAATCTTCAATAAGCGACGGAGATATTAGACTCAAAGGTAATGACGGAGGCTCAACAATTACAGCACTATGGTTGAATATGTCAGAGGCTGGAGATGCCACTTTTAATAATGACGTTAACGTCGGTAATGATTTAATGGTTGCAGATTATATTTGGCTTGAGGGTGACGACAAAAGTACATATTACGGTGTAGATTCTGATGTTAGATTAACTCATGTTCATAATAAAGGTCTTGTATTAAAACAAAGAGAAACAGGTGCTGGCACACCAATTTATCTTACATTACAAACTGCAGAAACATCAATTACAGTAGGTGATAAAATAGGAGTCATTGACTTTCAAGCACCAGGTGAATCATCTGGAACAGACGCAATTTTAGTTGCCGCTGGTATTGAAGCAGTATCTGAAGGCACTTTTGCGGCAGACAATAATGCAACAAAATTAAGTTTTAAAACTGCTTCTTCTGGAACAGCAACAGAAACAATGTCATTAAGTTCTTCTGGTGACCTTACAATAATTGGTAATGCACAATTTAAAAATATTAATATTAGTGATAACACAATAACAACCACTATATCAAATTCTAATTTACAATTAAACACAGCAGGTACAGGAAAAATAACATCAAATAATACAGATATAATCATAGGTAAATCAGAGGGAACAAATTTTACAGGAAGTTTATTAGTTGGTCATGCAACAACAGGAACTTTAAGTAGTGCAGAAAAAAATACAGCAGTTGGTCTTACGGCTTTAGATGCATTGACAACTGGAGATAATAATGTAGCAGTAGGTCATGGATCTTTAACAACGAATACAACAGGCTACCATAATACCGCGGTAGGTATGAATGCTTCAAAATTACTATTAGATGGAGAGAGTAATGTAGCGATAGGTTATAATTCTGTAAGAACTAATGTATCAGGCAATAGAAATGTTGGTGTAGGTAGTAACTCTTTATATTGGAATTCAAGTGGACATTATAATACTACTATGGGTTTTGATGGTTTAAAAGCAGTTAATTCTGGAAATTATAATATAGGATTGGGTTATCGGTCTGGAGATAATATCACAAGTGGTGATGGAAATGTAATTATTGGAACTGTTGATGCCGCGTCAGCCACTGGTGATAGACAGTTAATGATTACTGGTTATGATGGAACAAATACTACAACTTGGCTTAAAGGTGATAGTAGTGGAAATTTAGAAATATCCGGTTCTATTATACCTGCTATTGATAATACTGTTGACTTAGGTACATCAGTAAAAAGATTTAAAGACATTTATTCATCATCAGGTACAATTTATGTTGGTACTCAAACAATTCAATCAACATCAACAGGATTTGTATTTTCTGCTCCGTTATCTACAAGTGGTGGTTCAATTAATCTAGTTACAGATGATAGTACAGCAACTATTATTACTAAAAAAAGTATAGGTACAACAGAAAAAACGGTTGAATCTTTTGCTATATCGGCCGCTGATTCAGTATTATATTATGTTGTATCTAGAGATGAAATGAACGACCAGGTAGCAACACAAAAAGTATTAATGGTTCATAACAATACAACTGGATATGCATCAACATCGGGTGTAACAAAAACAGGTGCAGAAACAGGACAAGCATTTGATGGATCAGTATCTGGTGGCTCTATGAGACTACGAGCAACAGGTGCCACAATTTCAAACAGTATTTCAGCATATAAATTGTCATTAGGTGACAATAGTTCAGCGGCAACTAGTGGTAACACAGCAATTATTATTAATGCAGACCTTGATTCTACTGTTGAAAATTTAGATACATGGGCACACACATCATATCGAGGAGCAAAATACTTGATATCAGTTAATGATGAAGGTGAAGATGAACTTGAAACTATTGAATGTATGGTTGTACATAATGGTACTGATGCATATATTACAACATATAACTCAGTTAAAACAGGCTCAACTGCTCTTATAACACTTACAGCAGATATTAGTGGTGGAAATGTACGTTTAAGAGGAGCAGGATCTAGAGCAAATTTAAATGTTAAATTACATAGAATTTTATTAAGTGATTCAGAAACAACTTTTACAGGTGACAATGTTTCAATTATATCAGCAACAACAATATCATCAACTGCAACAGAAATTGATACATTTGACGTAAATGCAGTACACGGTGCATTTTATTATGTTACTTCTACAATAGCAAATGGTGATTCAAGTATGGTAGAATTGTCAGTTGCAACAGACGGAACTGATGCATACTTAACAACAGGTCCTACAATATCAACAGAAGATACAGATCAATTATCATTTACAGCAACCATATCAGGTGATACTATTTCAATTAAGGCGGCATCATCAAGTGGTGGATCAACTACTGTTAATGCTTATAGAATTAACTTAAAAAGAACTGCAGAAACAGATGTAACAAATACAGTTTTAGTAACTGGTACACAAACAATTTCGGGTTCAAAAACATATTCAAGTGCAGTTGGTATGGCAGTACTAGGTTCTGACCCATCAGGAGAAACTAGCGCCGCTCACATATATTCTAAAGACGACTCAGCAAGTGCTGAAGTATATGTAAGAGATGAAGCAGGTAACGTTACAAAACTTTCACCGCACAATAAACAAGGTGAATGGGAATATTTCTCTAGAAACGTTAACACAGGTAAAGTTGTAAGAGTTAATATGGAAGAAATGGTTAGAGATATTGAAAAATTAACAGGTAAAAAATACATTAAGGAAGAATAATGCCAAAAACATATAGTCTATTAAAAGTTGAAGATGCAGATGCTGACGGTAAAACAGTAACAGATAAAGACGCTGACTTTCACCAAAAGCAAATATTTAGAAGAGTTCAAATAACTAACACATCAACAAATACAGATGCATTAACTCTAAAAACTACTAACGACAATTCTGCAAGTGGACCTCTTATGACCTTGTGGAGGGTGTCGGCCAATCCTGCAAAATCAGATATACTAGGAAAAATACAATTTAAAGGACAAGATTCTAATGGTACTACATTACGTTATGCAAGTATTGATGCAACTATAAGAAAAACAGATGCCGGCGAGGACCAATCTAAACTACAATTTACAGTAAGAACAGGCGGACAACATAAACCAGTTTTAATAGTTCAAAATGATGGTGTCTTATTATTCATTGATAAACCATTAATATTCCAAAGTGATGGATATAAAAAAACTTTTGTAACTGGTAGTGCCACAGCAAAAAGACAAATAAGTTTTCCTGATCAAAGTGGTGAAGTAATGTTAAATGAATCAGGCAAAGTAATGGCGGCAGACTTGCCTACAAGTGATCCAAGTAATACTGGACAACTTTGGAATGATAACGGTGCTGTAAAAATTAGTGCTGGTTAAACAATTAAATCTAAAATAGTTTGTAGTTTACCTTTAATAGATTTGTTATTAAGAGTATTTTTTAAACCTGCGTGTAAACTTTTTGGCCAACACTCAAACGCAGTCCAACAATATCCTGAATGTTCTGAATTTAATTTAGGTATAAATTCATTTTCTACACATAAACAATATGTATTAAAAGAAAATTTTTGATCATTTGATGTAAACAATTCTAAAGGAATTACTTTTTTAAAAATAGGTAACTGTCCTATTTCTTCTAAAATTTCTCTTTTCAAACCCTCAAATACAGATTCATGATATTTAGACATTCCACCAACTAACCCCCATAAGCCTATGGTTTTATCGGTTGTTCTTTGTAAAAATAGAAATCTCTTTGTACGAGTTGCATAAAATAATGCACCTGAACAAACTATATCATTTGACATATTATATTATAACAAGTTTATTTTCTACAATCAAGGATTTTGTGTATCGGTAGATGAATTATATTGAGAACTTCCTCCATCTAAAACCATAGTCCATTTACCAGCAATATATACACCTTCATAAGATTTTAGCCATTCCAATCCATTCCATTTATATTGAATTCCAGTATGTAAATTAGTAACATACCATTGTGTAGAGTCTGGATTTGATGCGTCAAAAACTACTGTCCATTTACTAGTACTTGTACTATATTGAATAATATCATTTACACCTGCATTAATATCGCCCCATGCAGTAGTTGAATCACCTAATGTATCTATTAACAAATATCTTGTATTATTTGCAATAGAACTACCCGGATCAAATGTAAGAGGATGTACAATTTTATTAACTGTAGGTATTGCTGATGTATTCGCAGGTATTGTTTCGTTGTCAATATTAAAAAGTAAAATTGAATCATCTAATGATGATATTGCTATTGTTCCAATAACTTCATGTCCATTACTTTGTTCTAATTTTATTTGAGATGTTCCACTTATTATTTTACCATATTGATTTAATAAAGTATGCCAATTTAATGGTGGACCATATGTTTCAAATGGATCCATTGCAGTGGCACTATCCGCACCAGTGTGATATCCTGCTCCACCTGTTTTTTTATTTGTTCCTGTTGTACCTAGCAATCTTAATTGATTTCCAGTTAACAATACATGATATTGTTGTGGAGTAATATAACTTCTTGAAAGTAAAGTACCATCAATTAAACCTTTATTCATTCCGCCATCATCATCGTATATGCTCATAATAATTTTTTGTATTACACCTAATTTTGATACTTTAACAGGTGGTGATAACCATATTGGCATAGTAAAAGACATTGTTGCAACATCTATTTCAGAATCTGCTCCAATAGGTATTGTTCTTGATGAGAACGTTGTATTAGTTAATTCAATATAACTTAAACTTGTCCAATCAATATAGTTGTCTGTTTTTTGTATTTCAAAGTCAGGATTAAACAAATATAAAATTTGTTCCATTATTTGCAATTTCATGTCTGTATTAGTTGTAAAAATATCTGCATTTACAATTAAACGAAAAGGCGACGGCATTACTTTTTCAATTGTATATCCTGCTCCTAATTTATCTGTATACTTTTTAGTAGTCTCGTCATACTGTCTTTCTTTTAAATGCTGTTTTTCTATATGATAAGGATTTTGCATTCTTTCTCTATCATATTCTAAACCAGTAATATAAGCGGCAATTCTTGGTGCCGATTGTAAAAAGTTTTCTGAATTTTGTTTAAGAATATTAGCAACTTGCCTAGTCATGTCACCATATATTACAGGTACTTGTTTTAAGTCAACTGTACCATCTTTACCTTTTCCTAATTCAATTGAAAAGTTACTCAATACTCTTATAAATTGAGTTATAAACTTTCTAATTTGTCCTTCGTAAAAATGTAACATTAATTGTCAGCCTTTGGTTTTAATGCATCTGATAATGATTGTCTTTGGTCTACTGTTAAACCATTAATAGTAGTTGTACCTGACGTATTAACAAATTTAGTCTTCCAATTTGCTCTTGTATTATCATTTGTTGTAGTTAATCTTATTTTATCTTCTATTTTAACCCATCTAACTCCATCATAACGGAACAATCTATTTGGTAAAAAGTCTGTTCTCAACACGTAGTCTCCCTTATTAACATTTAAAATA